GACGTCCGCGGAACATATGCCGTAGGAACAAGTAACGGCTCTAAACGTCTGGTGATGGGTATTCTTGTACCTAGCATTGGAGCTGGCCCAACTGCAACTCGCGTTGGCGCTCTTGGCGTAACTCAAGCATAACCTAGGAGTTAATCATGGGACAATATAAACCCGAGCCTAAAGAAAAAACCACAGAGCCTTCAGTTGAGTTAAAACTCAAACGCGGAGGCCACGCTAAGCATCACGCTGAGGGCGGATCAGAGCATAAAGCTGAGATGCATGAGATGCATAAAATTGAGAAAGAGCTCAAGCATCATGAAGGTATGAAAGCCGGTAAAGCTCATCATGGCCTCAAGCACGGTGGTAAAGTTCATCACAAGAAGGATGGCGGTTTGATGGGTGGCGTGCCAACAGTCGGTCGTGAGGGTAAACCTCACGGTATGGCTAAAGCTACAACCGGAGGCGTTGAAGGCCCAGGTTATAAGCATGGCGGTAAAATTCATCACAAAGCTGACGGGGGCGTTATTAAAGGCGTCCGCGGAAGCGAACCAAAACCTACCAAGGTGGTGATCGACCGTATGGTGCAGAATAAGGCCAAGGGTGGCTCTATCGCTCCTTTTGAGAATAGTCCACACGAAGCTAAACAGGCAAAAGGCTTTAACACTAAGACTGGTGATCTAGAAGGTCCTGGTTACAAACGTGGTGGTAAAGTTTTGCACAAGAAAGACGGCGGTTCTATTACCAAGTATGAAGCTGACATGACTGGTTTTACTTCACACAAAGGTGGTAAGAAAACTGGAGAAATCAAAGAAGCTCCTGCAGGTTACAAGCACGGCGGTAAGGTGCACCATAAAGCCGAAGGTGGCCATATGGATCACCACAAGCATGCTGGAAAGCATCATGATGATCATGGGCATAAGCATATGCACGCAGCCGGACATCATGAGTCTCATGGGCACATTCATCACAAGATGCATGAGCACAAGGGAGGCGTAGCGAAAAAAGCCCATGGTGGCAGCGCGCGCTCTGCAAAGACTTGCAACTACTGATAAGAAGGGAGCTGCGGCTCCCTCTTTCTAAGGAAATACCATGAGTAATAACGTCGTTTCGTCTATAACTAGTAAAGGTGCGTATGAGCCTTTTGACTTGCAAGTAGCTAGAGGTCAAATCTACGGCCATAGTACGGTTAGTATTTTCGGTTATCAGCCTTCTATCGGCACTACATCAATTGCAGTTTGGGAAAACGCTTCAGCATATACATTCCCAGCATCTGCATCCACAATGACGGTTGCAAGTGGATCTGCAACTGACAATGGAGCTACAGTACTTGTCAGCGGTTTAGATGCAAACTGGAATCAAATTTCAGAAACTGTAACTATTGCAACTGGTGGAACTACTACCGTTAATAGTTATTTAAGAATCAACAACTTAGTTTTGACCTCTCCCGCATCTGGTCAAACAACCAATGCTGGTCAAATCACAATCAAAGTAAGCACCACAACTTACGGTCAAATCAATGTAGGTATCGGTAAATCTCAAAACGCTTGGTATAGCGTTCCTGCAAACTATGATTTTTTCATAGATCAAGTTGAAATTAACACTTCAAACAGTTACACTAGTAGCACGATTGTGACATACAACGTGCAAGCTACAAACAACGTGAATAGTGTAACTCTAAGCGTTTTGCAGCAACCTTTTGTTTCAATATTTACAATCACTAGACCAAATCCTTTTAGATACACTCAAAAAACTGATATCCAGTTTCAATTGAAAGCTAGCACCGGAACTATCGGCGCAGGATTGGTTGTAAATGGTAAGTTGATTCAAGCTAACAATAACGTAACCGGCTCAGGAACTTAAAATGCCAGCAAAAAGCCAAGCTCAATTTCGTTTTATGCAAGCCGTAGCTCATGATCCGGCAGTGGCAAAAAAAGTTGGGATGAGCTCTAAGCAGGCATCTGAGTATACTGAAAGCAATGTAGGTAAAAAGGCTTATAAAAATCTACCGGCTAAAAAAGCTGATGGAGGCGGGCTTTACGCTAATATTCACGCCAAGCAGGAGCGTATTAAACACGGCTCAGGCGAACATATGCGTAAACCAGGAAGTCCTGGAGCACCGACGGCTAAAGACTTTAAAGAATCAGCTAAGACGGCTAAAAAGAAACACGGCGGTGAAGTCTCATTGACTTTAGGTCGTAAAGAAATACTTCCTACTAGTAAAGGCGCGGGCTTGACCGCTAAAGGTAGAGAGAAGTATAACCGTGAAACTGGTAGTCATTTAAAAGCTCCTCAGCCTGAAGGCGGATCTAGGAAAGATTCGTTCTGCGCTAGAATGTCCGGCGTTGTTAAGCACGCTAAAGGCGATGCGCCTAGAGCAAAAGCCTCTTTGAAACGGTGGAAATGCCCTAACTGGTGAGCACAATGACAACTCCAACGTACTCAGGGACAATCGGAACAACCACTATCACGGTACAAGCCTTGATAGACCACGCTGGTCGTGTTTCTGGAAAAACAGCTGAAGAATTAACCATTGAGCAGGTGCAAGCAGCTAAAGAGAACCTCTTTATGCTACTTAATAACATCGCCAATATGGGCATCAATTACTGGTGTATTCAAAAGTATGTTGTAGGTTTGACTCCAGAAACCTATGAGTATGTCCTTCCAGTAGGCACTATTGACGTGCTGAACTCAAACTACAGAACAGTGACTCAAATCACTCAGAATGGGTTTGCTTCTTCTGGAAATGTAGCTATCGCTTACAGCGGTAGTCCAAGCCCTCAATCAGTTTTTTTACAAACAAACCCTAACGGTTACATAGGTATTAATGGGGGAACTAATAACCCTATTTACGTCGCCACTGTGGGTATTTTACCCTCAGTTAACCTAACAACTAAGATTTTAATCCAAAATAGTCCTGACGGTATCAATTGGACTACAGTTTATGCTCCAGGATCAGTTTCTTGGGTTGCTAATACTTGGATTTACTATGAATTAGACCCTAGCGGTTCTCAACCATATTGGAGAATCATTGAAACTGGCGGAGCTACCCTGCAGTTACTTCAGTTAGTATGGGGTACTGCGCCCTCAGAGATACCTTTGGCGCGCATGAACCGTGATGACTATACAAATTTACCAAACAAGCAGTTTTTAAATGATAGACCGCTTCAATTTTGGTTTAATAGAACTATCCCACAGCCGAAGATGACAGTTTGGCCTACTCCTAATACGTACATGCCTCAAATTACAGCATGGTGTCACCGTCAAATCATGGATGTAGGCAACTTGTATGGTAATTTAGAGGTTCCTGATAGATGGTTGATGGCTATCAAATGGATGCTAGCGCATCAAACTGCTATTGAATTACCCGGAGTTGACCTAAACAGGATACAATACCTTGAAGTCCAAGCTGATAAGTATTTTAACCTAGCTGAACAAGAAGAGCGTGATAAGTCACCTATTATGCTCGCACCTAACATTTCACCTTACACGAGGTGATATGCCTAAATTTCTCGACACTCGAGGCAATTCATCACTAAGCATCTTTATATGTGACCGTTGCAAAATGAAACGGCCATATGATGAACTGCAACCGGATGGAAACTTACCGGGCATCAAAGTATGCCAACAAGGGTGTAGCGATCAATTTGACCCTTATCGTTTAGCCCCCAGGCAGCCTGAAAAAATTTCCATACGTTTTCCGCGTCCAGATGCTCCTATTGGAACCAATCCAGACGCTATAATAACCGAAAATCCAGATAGTACGTTTGCACTCTCACCTGAGCAGAACACTCAAACTCCAGAGAATAACGGTAACTTGGATAATTTAAGCCCTTCAGCAGGACAATAAATGGCAAATGTACAAATATCCCAATTGCCTTCAGCAACCGGTTCGTTAACTGGAGCTGAACTTGTACCTATCGTACAAAACGGTTTGACCGTTCAAACCACTACTGGCGCTATCGCCAACTCACCCACTCAAACGCAAACGTTTTTGACGGTTGGAAATCAGCCCTCATTAGCAAATAGTCGTTATTTAGCTACAGGGGCAGGGCTTTCATTAACTGATGGTGGAGCTCAAGGCACGTATACTGTGGCTTTGACAGGAGCAGCAGCTTCTTTATTGAGTTCACCAGTCGGTTTGCAAGTCAAAACCGGAACAAACACGCTCAGCTCTGTAACTATCGCGGTTACAAACGGTTTGTCTATCGCTAATGCAAACGGTACAACCGGTAACCCGACTATTTCATTAGCAGGTTTGATGTCTAATATCGCTTCTCAAAGCGGTACAGGACTTTTAGCTATTGCCGGCACAGGAGCTACTCCAGTTACAATATCTGGAACAACAGGGCAGATTTCTGTAGCTAACGGTACAGGCTCAGGCGGTAACCCAACTATAAGTTTAGCAACTACTGCTGTAACTGCAGGCTCTTACACTACAGCCAATATTACAGTTGATGCTTATGGTCGTATAACCGCAGCTTCAAACGGCACGGGTGGAGCAGGAACAGTAACCTCAATTACGGCGGGCGCAGGTTTAACTGGTGGAACAATCACAACTTCAGGCACTATCGCGTTAGCTACAGTAGGTACGGCGAGCACTTATGGAAGCGCTTCAAGTGTTCCAGTCATAACTACAAACGCTTACGGACAAGTTTCAAGTGTAACGCCAACAACGATCGCCATAGCAGCTAGTCAAATTACTAGCGGAACTGTATCAATCGCCCAAGGTGGTACAAACGCAAGTGCAACACCTACCGCTGGCGCTGTAGCTTACGGTACCGGCTCGTCTTATGCTTTTACCTCTGCCGGCTCATCAGGTCAAGTTTTGAC